ACAGGAGCTGAGAAGTACTTCCCCCTGAAGGCTATTCCCATCGGCCGCGTTCTGAGCCTGGGTTAATCTCGTAAAGGCGGTGTAATCCATGTACATTACATTTCCTGAATACACCGCCCTCTATGACCCCATAGAGGAAAAGGTCTTTAACCGCATTGCATTTGATGCCTGCCGTTACCTTGACAGGGCGACGGCAGGCGCTGATGGCGTAAAAAAGCTGAAAGTGGCATTTCCTACGGATGAAGATTCTGTGGCGGCTGTAAAGCGCTGCGCGGCAAAGGTGGTAAATATACTGCATCAGATCCAGGAAGCAGAAAGTGCCGCTGCTATGGGGCGTGGATATACGCAGACAGCCAATGGACTGCAGGGAAAAGTGATATCCTCTGTGTCAGCAGGCAATGAATCTGTTTCGTATTCCACAGCTGCGGCAAAGACCGCCATCGATTCCGCTGTTGCAGATGCGACGGTGCGGGGTAAGCTGATCTTCGATACCATTCAGGGATACCTGTCCGGTGTGGCAGATGCAAACGGTGTAAATCTGCTATACATGGGTCGCTATCCGCTTTAAAAGGAGGGATACCTTGTACACTGACACCATAACGCTTTTCAATCGAAAAGAGGGAGATGGAGGGGATACCTGGTATCCCTCTGTTCTTCGCAATGTTCAGGTGAATATCGACAGGGCCAGTATTATGGCTAAGTATGGGGCGCAATCGCAGGATAATGCTGTACTGAATGTTCGATATGTACCGGATGGCGGAATGAAAAAGGTCGGCGAGAAGCAATGGCTACCTCCAAAAGATTGGCGTGCACTCGATGATCCAACGCAGGCACTTACATTTGCCACAGGAAACAAGTTCGATTTTTTCTGGATTGGTGACTGGGCAAGTGAAGATCCTGTGTACGATGCCGACTATGTTGCAGATCCCGATTTTTACACATACATGAACCGCAAGTACGATTATGTATTTGCGGTTTCCTCCGTAGGCGGCCCATACAGTGTGATACCGCATTTCGAGATCATGGGCAAGTAATATGAGCAATATCAAAAAACTCAAATACAAGTACCGGTACAAGGATGGAACCATAGAGGGTGTAATGGAAATCGACCTCGGTCGCTTCCAAGGCCAGTATTCCAAAGCGCAATATGAACTTGATAGCATGGTTATGACCTCTATGGTGCCGCATATGCCTATGCAAACGGGAACATTTATCAATGTGACCCGTGGAATGTCGGCGGCAATTGCCGGATCTGGCAAGGTTGTGGCGGCTGCACCGCCTATGGGACGGTTTTTGTACGAAGGGAAAGTGATGGTCGGTGAGAGAACGCGGTCAGCATTTGCAGATAAGGGAGAAAAAAAGGTTGTTACCGACAAACCTTTGCAGTACTCCCAGCATGCGAATCCCGGGGCAACTGATCACTGGTTTGACACCGCAAAAGAATCGGATGAAGATGTATGGATCGCAAAAGTAAAAAAGCTGGCAGGAGGTGGTTAAATGGCAGAAGAAGTGAAACCGATAGGTACCGATGCAACAGGATATGAGTTGCTTACGAAAGCAATAAAAACATTGCTCAACCAGTTTCCGGGCCTTGACAGTCAAAAGATCTATTTTGAAGAACTTGAGGAGGAATCCGGTATTGCATTTTCTGCAGATGCCGGAGCGCTTGTTATGTCAGAACGGAGGTCTATCACCGACCATGTTACCCAGATCTGCCAGTACCCCTTTTTTGTAGTCTATCGCACGACGGCAACGAGAGAATTTCAAAAGCTGAATGTTGCGGCATTCTTAGACACAATCGGGAAATGGATATGCAAAGAGCCTGTTGATTTAAACGGAATTGAATACCGTCTTACATCGTACCCGGAGCTTTCAGAAGGGCGAAAGATCACGCGGATTACAAGAAACAACCCTTACGGGAATGTTCCAAATGAGAACAGATCCCAAGACTGGGTGCTTCCGGTAAGCGTCCAGTATACCTACGAATTCGATATGTAAAGGAGTAAATAATGAAAGCTGAAAGAAAATATCTGGCCCACTATCTTGATGCTGCCTTTGACACAACCTATGCCGCCCCGTCCTATACCTTGATCGGTAAGGACTTGGAGGATTTCAGCGTTGAACTTAACCCCGATGTAGAGACAAGCAAAAACATCCTGGGCGAAAATTCTGTGAAGCACAGCGGCTACGAGGCTTCCAGCAGCGCAGATCCCGTCTACTATGAGTACAGCGATGCGCTGACCGAAAAGATCATGGAGATCGCAATGCTGAGAAAGACTGGCGATGCCTGCAAGACCACCTATGTGGAAGTGCTTCTCAAACCCGGCGAGGGAGACGCAGAGCCTACCGTTATTCGTGCGGTGCGTGAAGATGTATATGTGATCCCCACCAGCTACGGCGGCGATACTTCCGGTGTGCAGGTTCCCTTTGAGATCCACTACGCAGGAAACCGCGTAGAAGGTACTTTCGATATTGCTACAAAGAAGTTCACCGCTTCTGGTGCGAATTAATCTTAATACAGGCGCGCTTCGGTGCGCCTGTACTTCCAATAAAAGGAGATATTTATGGAACAGCTTATTTTCGACAGTGGCATTAAAGAATACCAGATCAATGGTAAAGGCGTCCTGAGGTTTAACCCCAGTGATCCCAATGTCTATGGCCGGTTTGTAGAAGCTATGGACAAAATCAAAGCAGTAGAAAAAAAGATGGTCGCTAAAGCGAAGACCATTGAAAATAAAGAAAGCCAAGAATCCGGGGAATCTGTAATCCGCATTATGTGCGAGACAGACCGGCAGATGAAAGCCATTTTGAATGAGATTTTCGGCCACAAAAACGACTTCGACAAGCTTTTGGAATGTGTTAATCTCATGGCCGTTGCGAGCAACGGAAAGCGTGTGATTACAAACCTTATCGAAGCACTGCAGCCGATCATGGAGCAGGGTGCAAAGGCCTGCGCCGAAGGTGAAGTGGAGACCGCGAAGCTTAATAGAGAGCAGCGCCGGGCGATGCAGTAATGAACGCATGGTCACTACCTGTATCTGCCAGATTTGGCAGTGAAAAATATAAAATCAATGCGGATTATCGTGACATTTTGGAAATCGTTCATTATTTGACGGACTCTAGCCGGCCGGAGTTTATTCGCTGGCAAATTGCACTGGGCCTATTCTATGAAAGGGAGATTCCGGAAGAGCATCAAACTGCCGCCATGGAGTACCTATCCAAGTTTATCAGCTATGGATCGGAGGATGATAAACCGGGTCCGAAACTCTTGGATTGGGATAAGGATGCCCAGATGATCGTCAGTGATATAAACAAGGTCGCAGGTCATGAGATCCGCGCAACATCTTTCCTACATTGGTGGACATTTCTGTCCTACTTCTATGGAATCGGAGAAGGTCAGCTTTCAACTGTTATTTCCATAAGAAGCAAAAAAGGAAAGGGCAAAAAGCTTGAAAAGTGGGAGCAGGAATATTACAGGGCGAATAAGCAGCTGATCGATATAAAACCTGCGGAAACGGAAGAAAGCCGTGTAGAGAAAGACAATATCCTTAAATTCTTGAGAGGTGATTAAATGCAGGCTGATGGTTCTATCATTATCGACACAAAGATACTTGATGGTGGAATGGAAAAGGGTTTTGAAGCCATCAAGGATGAAATGCAATCAGTTGGCATAACCGCCGAAAAGGTAGGCAATCAGATATCTCTTTCCTTTTCCAAGATGGATGTATCAAAGCCAATTGCAAATGCAAAAGCCAAAATTGAGGGTCTGGAACAAAGGCTGTCTGCTGTTACCACACAGCTAAAAGAAGCACAATATGCGGATGACGACCGTGCTGCGCAAAGCCTGGATATGCAAAGGCTTAGGCTATATGATCAGTTGGAAGCTGCCAGAAAAAAGCTTGTCATTGAGATATCCACCGCTGCGAAAAAGGAAGCCGATGCTGAAGTGAGGGAAGCCAAAAGAGCGGCAGCTGCTAAAAAGCGTGAGGAAGAGAAACGCTATAAAGCAGCGACCAAGGGTGCCAGAATGTTTGGTAACCGGCTTTCAAGTATTGCCTTTGGTGCGCTTGTTTTCAATCTGGTCAGTGCCGGCTTGAGAGAAGTTACAAGGTATTTCGGGAAAGCACTGAAGTCCAATACAGAATTCACACAATCGCTATCACGATTAAAGGGCGCACTGCTGACAGCTTTTCAACCAATCTATGAAATAGTGCTTCCTGCTATTATTTCGCTTATCAATGTGCTGACAATTTTTGCACAGGCAGTGGGACATATTTTTTCAATTCTTGGTGGAAAGTCAGATAGCCAAATGGCCAAAAACGCAGCGGCATTGAATAAGCAGGCAAATGCCATAGGTGGTGTTGGAGGCGCAGCAGAAAAGGCTAAAAGACAGCTTGCAGGATTTGACGAAATCAATAAATTGGAAAGTAACGAACCCAACACTGGTGGCGGGGGTGGTGGAACAGATATTGGTGCGAACTTCACTGATTTCGATACTGAAAAGTACAAGGCAAAAATTGACGAGCTTACTGCATATGTGAGCGCATCGTTGCTTGCACTGGGTGCCATATTGGCGTTCTCTGGCGCAAATATTCCACTTGGCATTGCACTTATGGCATTGGGTGCAGTAGGCTTGGTTACTGAAATTGCAACAAATTGGAGTGCTATCAAGGAATCTCTACAAGGCCCAATGGGGGAGGTCGTAGGGGTTATTAGCACAGCATTCCTTGTGTTGGGAGCAATATTCGCTTTTTCTGGTTCTAACATCCCTCTAGGCATTGCGTTAATGGCGATGGGAGCTACTGCACTTGCTACGGTATCAGTAGTTAACTGGGATGCTCTGAAGACAGCACTACAAGGCCCTGCGGGAGAGATCACCGCATATATCAGCGGTTTGTTACTGGTGATTGGCGCAATCCTTGCTTTCTCAAATGCAAATCTTCCTCTGGGTATTGCTTTGCTAGCAGCCGGGGCAGTAGGCCTAGTCACTACAGCTGCGCTTAATTGGAATTCCATTAAAGAGTTCCTAAAGAATTCAATCGATAAGATTGCTGGAATCCTGGGAATGTCTTTGCTGGTTATAGGTGGAGTGCTGGCTTTTTCGAATGCAAACCTCCCATTAGGCATAGCCTTAATGGCTGCCGGTGCAGTTGGATTGGGAACTGCCGCAGTTTTGAATTGGGACACTATAAGGGAAAAAATGCAAGGTCCTCTGGGAGAGGTCGCTGCAATACTTAGCGGCGTTTTGATTGCGACGGGTGCAATTATCGCGTTTTCTAACGCAAATTTACCTTTAGGAATTGGCCTAATGGCTGCAGGCGCGGTTGGTTTAGGAGCTACTGCTGCAATCAACTGGGATACCATAAAGCAGAAATTGCAAGGTCCTCTTGGCGGCGTTGTCGCAATTGTGAGCGCAGCATTGCTGGCACTTGGTGCTGTCCTAACCTTTACCGGAGCCGCGTTGCCGCTGGGTATCGGTCTTATGGTTGCGGGTGCAGCAGGATTGGGCGCAACAGCAGCGCTTAACTGGGATGGTGTGAAACAAAAGATAACATCTGTACTGGCAGGTATACTGGCGGTAATTTCTGGCGCATCGATTGTCTTGGGTGTTTTACTGTGTTTGTCCGGTGCAGGTATTGGTGTGGGTCTTGCGTTGATATTTGCAGGTATTGCGGGAAGCGTAGCAGCGTGGAACATTGACGATAATCCTATTACCAGATTTGTCAAAAATATTGCGAACGGGATCATTTCTATCGTCAACACCGTAATTGATGCGATAAATGGCATGTTCCACATCAAATTCAATGGTTTAAAAATCGCAGGAAAAGAATTGATACCCGCTTTCGACAGGCAGTTGGTCAATGTTCCTAAGATTCCAGCTCTTGCTCAAGGTGCCGTCCTTCCTGCGAATCAGCCTTTCCTTGCTATGGTGGGTGACCAACGGCACGGTACCAACATCGAAGCGCCACTCTCTACGATTCAGGAAGCGGTAGCACTGGTCATGCAGGATCAGACGGCAGCTATCATGGCAGGTTTCAACGCATCGGTAGAAGTGCAGAGAGAAATCTTGAGCGCTGTACTTGGTATCCAGATCGGTGATGATGTAATCGCATCCGCCTATGAGAGGTATCAATCAAAAATGGCCATTCAGAGAGGAGGATGAGTATGAGACCGTTTTTGAATCGGTTTATGATCAACGGGAAACCTATCCTCGCCCCGGATGAAGAAATAGGCTTTAATTACGAAGATTTAGATTCTTCGGACTCCGGTCGGGATCAAAGCGGAATCATGCACCGAATCGTGGTGCGGTACAAAGTCCCTTCATGGTCATTTTCTTATTCCCACTTGACGGAAGAGGAAAAGCAATATATGGAGAGCCTGTTCCCGGATGAGCCAACATTCCAATTTCTGCACCCAAGCCGAAAGAATGGAGAGGAATACGAAACAACGGAGTGTTACCGCTCCAAGTATGGTATCTCCTGGAAGAACGCCCGCACAGGCCTGTGGAGCGGGTATTCATTCAACATCATCGCATGTTAGGGGGTAGCGCATGAAAAAAGAACTTTTTGTACTACCTAATGGGACAGAGCTGTCCTCCGGACACAACCAAAACCCGTACATCACATCGGTGACCTACACCCAGATGGTTAATGATGCCACGGATCTGGAATATGGCGCTGCCTGCGCCGGGATGATAGAAGCGGCACTGCTGGACACCAGCGGTGCTTTTTCTATGTCTGCAGGTGATGAACTGGCATACTATTCCGTGGCTGAGGACGGTACAAGGAAGCTGCAAGGCTACTTCATTTTGGAAGCACCCACCAAGCCGAGTGCCAACACCTGCAAATTTACCGCCTACGACCGCATGATCCGCTTTGACAAAGATCTCTCCATGTGGCTTGCTTCTTTGACGGACTGGCCATACACTATACAGAATTTTCTCTCTATGGTGTGCGCTCAGTGCGGTATTGAACTGGCTGACGGTGTTGAGTTGATCAACAGCGATTTTCCTATCCTGCGATTCATCCAGCAGGTCACTGGCCGGCAGCTTATCAAGTGGATCGCCGGTGCCAATGCTTCCTTTGCAACTATTACACCGGAAGGAAAGCTGACCTTCAGCACCTACACCGATGTGGGAGACTTGGGCCTTGCTGTGAAGTCCCTGAAGTTTGCAGATTATGTCACAGATCCCATTGAGCGTGTTGTAGTGAAACAGCACGAAGATGATGTGGGTGTTGCGTGGCCGGAGAACAGTGAGGGGGAGACATATGCCATTATCGGCAATGCCCTGCTGGCGACTATGTCAACTGCTGAACTTCTGCCCTATGTGAAGCGGATCGCAGATCGCGTAATTGGTATCAGTTACATTCCTGCAGAAGCGCAGGTATTTGATCCGGAAGGTATTTGCCGTCCGGGAATCTTCATCTCCGTAGCTGATCGATACGGCAAGAAACACAAAACCGCTGCTTTTTCCGTAAAACGCAGTGGCGGTATCTCCACACTTAAGAGTACGGGCAACTATTCCAGAGGCAGCGCGGGTGCTGTCAACGGAAAAGATGATGTGAAGGTCCTCCAAGGACGCGTGGCAAAAATCCGTGTAGACTTGGAAGAGGTTTCCTCAAACATGTCGAAAACTACCATCGAAGTGGATTCTGTGAAGAATGAACAGTCCAGTATCAAGCAGACAGTCGATGGTGTCGAAACCCGCGTATCAAAAACAGAGGAATCTGTAGGCGACCTGCATAGTCAATACACGGTGGTTTCCCAGCAGGCAGGCGATATAGAACTTACTGTGGCTACACTGCGGCAGGAGGTTGGAGCCAAAGCAGAGCAATCCCAAGTAAACGAGATCACGGAGCATTTCCGTTTCGCGGAGGATGGCCTTACTATCACGAATTCGGGTACCGGCATGGGTATTGGCGTCAGTGAGCAGCGGGTCGTATTCACCGGCGGTAAGGATCCTACTACGGTCATTCGTCCCAACGACATGGAGACCACAAACCTGCGAATAAAGACGCAGCTGGATCTGGGCGGATTCTCCTGGTTCCCCCGTACCAACGGCAACCTTAGCTTGCGCTGGAAAGGAGGTTAAGCTATGGCACTGACAAGCGAATATCAGTACATAGGCCGCAGTAACGCTGTCAAGGATCAGAAGTCCCAGTACAGCTACTACATCCTGTTGTACGCAAAAACCTCCGGAGATACTGCAACGGGCCGCCATACGGTAACGATCAAACAGCGACTTGCGTCAGAAGTGAACACCTTCTACGGCTACTCCACCATCGGCAGTCTTACCATTGCAGGTACAACGGTATCTGAATGGAACTGGCTGAATATTCCCGGTAGTGCCTGGAATATCAGCAACCTGACAGAGGGCGGCATCACCTATCCCCACGCGGTGGATCTGCGGGAAGGCTCGCTGACCATCGATGTGGGTCATGGCGTGTCCAAGGATATTGCCATCGGGGCATCCTGGACATTTGTGGGCGGTGCAGCGGGTTGGCTGCCGCAGCAGTATGTGGCTGCTGAGGTTTCCGCAACTGTTACGCTGCCCATGATTGCCGGCGCAAGTGAACCAAGCGTGTCTGCTTCCTCTGTGGAGATGGGCAAGCCACTGACGATCTATACCAACCGGATAGCAGGATCCGGCTTTAGCCACGAACTGACTTATCAGTTTGGGAGCACCTCCGGTACCATTGCGGAGAATGTGGGCGATAGCTGTAGCTGGACACCTCATCTTGACTTAGCAAGGCAGATCCCCAGTGCTATATCCGGCACTGCTATTATCACCTGCACCACCTATGCAGGCGATACCTACATCGGCTCCAAGCAGGTGACGGTGACGCTGACAGTTCCCGGGAGCATCGTGCCAACGGCTACAGCTGCCTGGGAGGACTCATCCGGTGCATACGGACTGTTAGGAAGCCTGGTGCAGAATATTTCCAAGCTGGCGGTAACTGTCAGCGGTACGGGCGCTTACGGCTCGACCATTGCTGGCGCGGCGGTATCACTGGAAGGCAAACCCTATGGCGGCGGAGTTCTCACAAGCGCCGGCAACCTCTCTTTAACGGTGTCCGTCACCGACAGCCGTGGCCGGGTGGGTACTGCTGCCTATACCATTACCGTGGCGGCCTATGCTGCTCCAAGCCTTAGCCTGAGTGCCAGCCGGTGCACGGCAAACGGTACGGCTGACGACACTGGCGATTATACCAGGATCACCGTGACCGGCCATGTGACACAGGTCAATGGCAGTAACACAGCGAAGTTAAGCCTTAACTGGGGTACCGGATCGGAAACGGTTAGCCTTTCGATTGGAAATATCTCCTATCAAAAAGGACCCATCTATGCGGACCCCAACGCAACCATGATCATTACGGCCACTCTGCAGGATAAGCTGATCGCTGCCAGCCGGACAATGGTGCTGTCCACAGGCTATGCCACATTGGATCTGTTAGCCGGGGGCAGGGGCATCTCTTTCGGCAAGGCGGCCACCCGGGCGGGCTTCGACTGCGCCATGCCCGCCTATTTTTCCGGA